AGCCGGGTTGCTCCGGCTCCGGCCCGAACTGGAAAGCGACCTGAGCCGCCGGGTGCCCGCCGCGTGTGATCAACCCGTACGTTTTATGCTCTCGGTGGATGTTTCTTGCACAAGTGTCAAACTCGCTATAGGGTGCCTGACGTGGGTATATCGGGTGAGGGAGACACGATGTCGCAGGTACGTGACCAGCGAGGCAACACGGGTCATACTTCCAGCGTGGCAACATCGGTAGGCATTCTGTACCGCGTCAGCAGTGACGGCCAGGACGAGGAAAACCAGGTCCCTGAGCTGGAATCACACTGCGCCGACCGCGGATACCGAATCAACCGCCGTTACACGTTGCACGACAAAAGCGCCTACCACGGTGAGCATGAGGAAGACCTAGCCCAAGTTCTGGAAGATGTCTCCAAGGGCATCATCAAGATTGTGGTCATCGCTCACAGCTCCCGCATAGACCGGCGTGACCCTGACGTGGCCGCCTTCTACCACATGCTTATCAAGCGGGCAGGTGGCCAGCTCGAATCGGTGCGAGAGCCGATGTTCGGCAAGGATGACATCTCCGGCCGTGTGATCACCATGCTTGCCCAGTGGGGCAACAACGAATATTCAAAGACTCTCGCGGGGCATGTCCGGGCGGGCCACGATCGCATCAGAGCTAACCGGCCAAACGGCACCGGGCTGCTAGGCCGGGCGCCGTTCGGCTACGAGATCCAAGGCGAAAAGTTCCATAAAGTTCTCGTCCCTACTACGCTCGGTGATCGGTATGTGCCCGAGATGTTCAGCCGGATTATCAGCGGTGAGTCGCTGGCTACTGTCGCCCGCTGGCTGAACGCCGAAGGCGTGCCTACCTCCTGCAAAACCAACAATCGCCGTCAGGCGACACAGGGCACGTGGACGGCCAGCACGGTTCGCCAGATCATCCGTAACACCGCCTATAAGGGGCAAATGCGGGACAGCAACCATGACGTTGTTGGCACATGTAAAGCTATGGTCTCGGCCGCTGTGTTCCGCCAGGCAGCCGAGAGACTAGACAAGTTCCCCAAGCGCGGGCCAGAGAACATAGCGAACAAAGCCCTTTTGATCTCGCATCTGTTCTGCGCTACCTGTAAGTCGCCGATGTACAAGGTGACGGGCGGGGCGAAGCACCCCTACTACCGGTGCTCGGGCAAGCTGGCTGAAGATCACAAAAGCTGTGTGATGCTGCGCATGGACGCGCTAGACGCCCTAGTCAACCAAGCCATGTGTGCCGATGACACACCGATCATGGAACTGACCCTCGTCGAGGGGAAGAACTACGATGACGAGATAGACCTGATCGGTGCTCAGATCAAGGCTCTTGATCCACTTGCTGACGACTACGCGGAGCGTCACGCCGATCTGATGGCTGAGCTTCAGCGGCTGAGAGATCTGGACACCACGCCCGACGAGTGGCGAGAGGAACCAACCGGAGAGACCTACGGCGGTCAGTGGGCTGAGTCGGACACAGCCGGGCGCCGGGCTCTGCTGAAAGACATCACGATCTACGCAGGCAAGAATGATCTTGGTGAGGCTTACGCCGTCATCGAGATCAACCGGCACGGTCTCATCCGTACGCACATAGCCGGTGACCCTCCCGGCGTGCCTCTGCTAGAGCGCCCGCTCCCCCGGCGCCTGAGCGACCGCCAGTTCGCCGCAGCGGCAGCGACATGGGACAGCGAAGCGGACGCCTAGACCTCTAAACGACGAACGCCCCTGCCGGGACCTGATAACCCGGCAGGGGCGTTCTGTGTTCGGCACCGCCGTTGGGAAGCGGCAACGGTGCCCGTCTAGCCGGTAGCAGGACTAGACGGCTTTGAGATGGCTTGCGCGGCTCTGTGAGCTACAGAGCCGGCCTAGAACGGCTAGCCGGTCTCTCTGTAGGGCTGGCGCCTTAGAAGCGCTTCCAGGGCGTTGCAGGCCAAAAGAAAACGCCCCCCGCCAGGAACACGGGAGAACCTAGCGGAGGGCGTCAGCTTTAAAACAGGAATCAGGTAGCGGCAGGCTTAACCGTCACCGCAGAACGCAGGTCGTTAGACCGGTGGTCCTGGCGGACATAGCCGTAATAGCCGATCTGCCGGGCGTCGGCGTACCTCTGGTCAAGGACCATCAGGTCAGCCGAGTCAACACGGCGCCGCACCATAGCGATACTCAGGTCACCGAACACCGGGCCGCCAGCGGTGCTAGCCGTCAGTGCTGGAGTCTCGGCCACGATATGCACCGGGAAACCCATCAGCGTCGGCTCGGCCTGCTGAAGCGACTCATACAGCGGGCGGCCGTAGCTGTCAGCGAGATTGAGCTGAGCGACAAACTGTGCAGGCGAGAAGTAGAACGCTGCGTTAGGCCAGTAAGCCGAATCGACAGCCTGAACCATCTTCCCGATGGTCACGCCGCTCAGCACGTTACCAATCAGCTCGGTGACAGTTCCGCCACCAACGATGTTGGTAGACGTAGCGGCCGACAGAGTGACGTAACGAGTGCCGGCCGCCAGGGCGGTAATCAGCCCGAGAGGCTGGCCCGAGCCGCTACCGGAGACGCTGTGGGCGCCCTCAGCGCGGCCGATCGCCTCGGCGATACGGTCGAACACAAACGACTGAACGTCAAAGGCTGAGTCACGCACTAATTCCATAGACGCGAGAATGACCTGATTAGTGTAAGTCCAGGCGTTTAAAACGCCCTGGCCGAAAGTGTAGGTCGTGAAACCATCGATCACGCCTTCACCGATGATCGCACCGACAACGCCCGTCGGGTCAACGGTCGGCCAGTCCATCGGATTACCGGTGTCGGTTAAGACCTGGCGGTAATACTCAGCGAAACCGCCATACTTCTTCATAGCGATCGTGAGCTGGTCCCAGAAACCCTGAGGCACCATGTAGCCGCCGCTAGTACCAGACGACTGGAAACCAGCCTCGCCTAAGCCAGAGCCATAAGTGGTTCGCAGCTCAGCAGCGTTGCCGGAACGCATATAGCGAGTGAAAGCCGCCTCACGCTGCTCGATTTCATCGGCAGACATAAAGCTGTTGCCGCGGGTGTCGGCAGCATCCTTACCGGTGCCGCTGATCACCTTGTCCAGTTCGGTTCGATGCCGGTCTAACCGGTCATACTCTTCAGCCTCGGCGCTGGTTAAGTTACGCTTCTCAGCGTCGGCCTTGCTGACGATAGCCGCCATATCCTGCCAGGTACGGTCACGCTGTTCCCGGTAAGGCTTCTTATCAATTGCAACAGTCATAATAGATATCCTTAGATCAGAAATGAATTACCAATTTCCCGTCAGTGGATATCCGGCTGTCAGGAAAGCACGACATAAAAAGGGAAGTGGAATTACCCGGCTTCCAGGGCGAAAGCGCTGTGCTAAACGCTTTAGCCCTCTACATAAAAGTCTGTGAATTCACCCAATGATGGGTGTGCAGCGTTCGCCGCGGAGGATTTCAAGAATCCGGTAGGGAACACCGGCGTTAAAACCGGTCATTCCGCCATCCTGAACCATTCCGGCAAAGCCGGTGTTCGGGAGGCTTCCCCCGGCGCCGTAGCTCCGCTGCATAGCGTTCTGCCACCAATACGCAACCAGGTCCATGTAGGCATGCCGGATAGCACCGGGAACGGTGCTACGGCCAGTCACATACTGAATATGGATGTTGTCGCCTCGCGTCGGCCAGACAAAAGGAATCATTACGTTACCGACGCTGCGTCGGGTAATCACGCCCTGGTCGGGCTGATCGAGACTGTAAGCCCAAAGCGTGGTGTTTTGCGGCAGGCTATCCCCCGGCTGAGCCGTCAGCACGTAGTTAGTGAAACCCCAGTTCTCGATTACCGAAGTGATCGATAACACCGGCACGTGGCGAAGCACGATAACGCAATCCCCGCCGCGATACCATTCGTCATAGCTGGTCTGCACTACGTCGCCGCATTCACGGCGTACAACATCAGACGCAGAATCCATGAATTCACCGATAAGAAAATCATCGGGTGAATCGATATCGGGGTTAGGATAACGTAAGTATTGTTTCATCTCGCTTAGCGAGACAAGTTCAGCCATAGGGAAACCTTCCGGTCACCAGACCGGAACATGCTCCGGGTGGTCTTTAGCGTACTTAATAAGCGCCTTTTCACGGTCTTTACGTGTCTTACGGACCTCAGAAATACGCTTCATAAAATCCGAGAATTGTTCATCGGAATAGCTGGCAAGCAATTCGGTGATTTCTTTAACGTCCACGTTAACCCAATTCTTTAAAATAGAGTTACTGTGCGTAGCGAAATAATTTCAAAATCGCCAGAATTCTGAGATTTTGTGCGGGGGCTTGGGGGGCGGGTCCTTAGGAGCAATAGCCTTGAAGTTTTGATACCCCCTAGGGGTATGCACAATAGAAAGGTAACGCTACGCAGTCAGCACAAGATCAGGCGGACAATCGTCTACCCGGCGAGTCGAGATAACAAGTTTATTCAGCAATACTCGTGCTGCGTCATCAATACGTATAGCCTCGCCATCAACAATGGCTCGTATATCGTTATCCTCAAACTCAATGGTAATCCTAGCCATCCTACGTCAGTCCTATCAGAGGTAGCCGATAGGTTCGCCGCGGCTGCTCTTATCGCTGGCGCCATTATCGGCAGGGGACATAAGCAATTCAAGCCGCGTAAGCACATCCGCTGAACTGGCAACAGGATAACCGGGTTTAACCGCGGCCATATCATGCGCCATCTTATCGATATAAACAGCTAGCGTTGTAGCGACCATAGCTAGCGAACCGGTTAGGACAAATTGGTTGCCGTCGTTTGCGTAGCTGTCCAAAAGAGTTTGCGCATCGGCACTCTGGCCAGCGTTAAGCATTTTCACTAAAGCGATAGCGTCTTTAATATGATCGCGTGCCGTGGCTGCGTCAGCAGAAGTCATTATGTGCCCCGTTTAAAGAGTAAACCCGCCCTAGGCAGAGGCTTGTGATAGCCGTCAATGCTCTAGCTGCTTTAACGATCGGGCGACCGTAGTCGCGGCGGGAAGAATGAGAATCACCAGGACAAGGCGGCAAGGAAGCTATGAGTTGCAGGACCTTGCCGCCCTGGCCTAGCTGGAAAGGAGGTTCCTAATGCATGGAAAACATTAGAGCGTGCCCTGATGTGCGGAATAGTTACCGCCGTATTGTCGCCACGTCTGGCACCTCGGCTCAGGGCGAGCCAAGCGTAAACCCCGGCTAAGCAATGGGCAAACTTAGCCGGGAAATCTTTGGGCACACTGGCCAGCATGTGAGGAAACACCAGCGTGCCCTACCGGCACTTGCTGCCGCATTCTCAGCGGCGAGGGTTACCGGAGCTTAGTCAGGGAACTTCGCGCTTGTCGATCGCGGTAAACACACGGTCTAGGCGTTCGTCGCTCTCGGCGCACACTGCTAGAGCAGTGTCTACAGCGGCCAGAATGAATTCGTGGCTGCCAAGACCGTAGGCGGCACTGGCGATAGCAAGCTTAGCGTTCATGCCCTCAGAAAGCGTTAGGTCAGTAGTCATTGATTTAGCACCTCATCTCGGGCAGTTCTTGCCCCTCTATAGATACCTGTATTTTTACTAAAAGCATGCTTTATATAAGGCACTCTTGTTTTATTGCAAATAGATAACAACTTAAACGATGTGGAAACCGTCCAACTGGCCAGCCTCGGTGATAGACGACAGAAACTCAGAATCGCTCTGGCTGATCGGCTGGTGATACCAGTGATATTTAAACCTGCGGAACTGTTTGTGCTGGTTGCATACGCGGCCAGGGGCATCTAGGCAGCACGGCGGATACACCCGTTTACCTTCGCGTCGACGTACGTTCTCACGGTGGGCTTTGATCAAATGCTTATGCTCGTCGCAGGCTCTAGGGCGCCTGCCTTTGTGATGAGGCCGCGGAAAGGTTTGCTTACACCAGCAGCAACGGAACAGCTCGTTATCAACGTCGTCCAGCAAGAAACGGACAAGAGCGTCAAACCTATCGGCGTTAGAGATGTCAGCCATCACCGGGACTCTCCCCGCTTGGTGAAGCGTGCCGCGTAATAGTCGTCCCACGGCTTTCTAAGCTCTCTCCAATGCTCCGCGACCACTTCGCGTGCTTCTACGTACCATTGGTCAAGCGCGGCTCTGTGACGGTTGTAGAGAGCCGGGGACGGCTGGCCCTGGCCGAACCGTTCCCAAAGGTCTCTGCGGCGCCGGTCATACTCTAGATGCAGCTCATGATATTCACGGTCTTTATCGTGGTTGTCAGGGTACGGCGTTGTAGGCCGTTCAATAACTGCCATTGTGCAATCCTTTAGTTACAGCGCGTAAAATCGCGCTGGTCTTAGTCAGGTACTCAACCGCCCGGCTCTAAGGCCGGGCATACTAAAGTTAGTTAGCAAGACAGCCCCTCTAAGGGGGCTGTCACTAAGCTAATTTTCAACAAGTCATATATAACTAAGAAGACTAGATAATCTAGAACCCTAAGAAGATAAGAAGTATAGAAGATACCCTTACAAAACCGCAGGTCACAGCGCTGCTATCAGACAAAAATGTCTGGCCGCTGAACATTATTTGTCCATGGCTCCGACGCTGGCTCCCACACCGGCACACCCGATGTAACAGGCGGAACGAACATCACATCGGGTGAGTCATCCCGCTTAGGGGTGTGCCAGCCCCCTTCGGACGACCAGACGTGACGCCGGTACTGGCGGTGTGCCGGCTCAGAGCATGAGTCATCCCACTTGCCTTTACCGGCGCCTCGGCGCCACATGTCATCGTTGACCACGATGCAGAGCCGTGTAGAGCCCGGTGCGATCCTGTGAAGCTCGGTAAGCGTCTTGATGCCCCGGTTGACCGCTGTACGCTCAGACGCGCCCAGGGCGCCGCACACAAGCATTTCCAGCTCGCCCACGTCGAACGCAGCATGACCCCAATTGTTGATACGGCATAGGGTGATCTCCCAGAGCCGCCATGGCGCCGACATACGCCGTTCACCGCACGCTAGAGCCTCAACTTTGGCTGTCACGTCATCGTTCATCGCCGTGAACCTTTCAAATCCGATCTTGCTCAAATCGATCAGTCCTCCATAGTGAGGGCAATAAAAAAACCCGCCAGCACTGGTAGCGCAGTGCTGGCGGGTGGTCTGTGAGTGGCCCGCTACGGCCGGTGCGAGGCCAAAAATAAAAGCCTCTATATATAGCAGTTTCTCCACCGTTGTTTCGTTAGCGCAAGCAACGTTATTTCGCCTACGTGGCAGGCGTTCTAGCTGATGTGACGTAATGAATAGTCACGGTGACAAATTTATTGTTACTTCACTGTGACCCGTGTGTGACCTAAAACGGTGGGAACATCAGTGCGCCTGACCTGCGCTGAACGTCACGCCAGTCAGGATCGGACGGCTCAGTACCGCCGTGAGCTAGCGAGTCGTCTAGCGCTTGGTGCAGCTCGCCTAGGTCGTAGCGGGCTGTCAGGTCGTCAGGCTCGTTCAGCAGACGGCTTGTCAGGATGCGCTGATCAGCGATGTTGGCGTTAGGGTCCATACCGGGTGACAGTACACAGAACAGCCCCGGCCTATCCATCTCAGGCCGGGGCTATCTGCTGTCTCGGGTGTGCCTACTCGCTTCTAACCGCCCGGGTGAACGCCTGCCAGTCAGCAGGCGAGACGCTGAGCCTCGGCCCGTCAGGGGCCTTGCTGTCGCGGACAGCGACCGTGCCGGGCTGGCTGGCGACTTCCACACAGTTCCCCCCGCCGTTAGAGCTGTACGACGCTTTACGCCACGTCATATTTGCGTTTTCCATTGCTCTCCTACCGTCCTTATCAAGTTGGCCGATGCTGGCCTAGGCATAGCAGCGCCTAGCATCCGCTCAAACGCCACCGTTACTTTGCTTACCAGATCAGGCGCGGTGCTGGTCATGTCTTCCACCGTCTCTAGACGGACAGTGACGGCACCGTCCCGTGACGCGATATCGAACGCCCCCCACAAACCTACATTCGTCCCCTCCGGTATCACGTGCAACGCAATATCTGGCCGCTCGGCTACGCTCGCCAGATATTCGCACTGTTCAGCCATGACCGCGGCCGAACCGATCAGCCTATTCAAAACGTGCTGATCGATAACAACCGTCACGTAAGCCCGGCCTATCACTGATTGCCGCTCTAGCCGGGCGGCAACCAATTCGTCTAGCCGTTCGGCAGGATACGGCTCTACCGCTAGCACTTCCCGCATATAGCTTTCGCATTGCAGAACACCGGGCACCAAGACAGGCGACCAGTAGCGCAGGATGTTCGCCTCGGCCTCAGCCTGCCGGTACGGCATAAACCAATCCGGTGTGCCTGACTTAGACCGCTGGCCAAGATCGGTCAGAGTGTCCAGCGGTACGCCCGTAGCGCCAGCCCACGCGGCCAAGATCGCATCACTCGGTGCCGGGTGAGCGGGATTCTCAGCCTTGCTGACCACCGGGCGGGAAACGCTGAGTTTCTTAGCCAACGCCCCGTGCGAGTCGTAGCCAGCGTCTAGCCGTGCCTGTCTGAGCAAGATCGCTAGCTGTTCTCTCGGCGTGGGCACCGTGCGCACCTTCCGTTACCGCTGTTCAGCCTCGGTCAGCGTTCGGGTTACTACTCCCGATTGTCCCACCACGCTGCCACGTTGGGTAGTGACGGACGCCAGGGCACGGGAGACACAACGATGCAGCGATCGGTAGATCAGGTGATCAGGCAAGAGCGGTTTGCGCGTGATCATCCTGAGGTGACGTTCTCATGCGTAGACCGGATACACCGGGCCACCATCCGCCGGGGCAGCGTCACACACGAGCTGGCCGAATATGAGCTACGCCCGTTGCTAGACCGCGCTGAAACGATCGTGGCGGGCGACGAGTGAGCCCGTGGACTATCCCAGACCGTGATCTCTCGCGGCGCATTGTGTGGCAGCTCAGGCACGACGGCTGGTGTTTCAGCCGCTACAGCGGCCAGTGGCACGCCGTACACGGCGAACAGCGCTATATCGGTGACACCTTGGGGGATTTAATGACCCAACTAGAGAGGCTGGCATGAGCAGCCCCGACGCCTGCCCGACGTGCGGTGCCCGGCCAGACGACCACGACTCTTACGGCCGGTGTCCCGGGCGGCAGGACAGCCCTAGCCCCGTTCAGATAGCCGTAGGCGTCGTTATACGCCGCTGGACGATCCACACAGCCGCGCTCGTTCTCGCTGGTGTAGCAAGCTTCCTGATCGGCTACCACACCGGCCAGCCCACTTACCGGGGCTGCGTCTACGGGTCACTGCATATGCGTGACGGTGACGTAGCCACGTCGTCTGTCCCGGGGGTTGACGCTGAATGCGATGACGGCACGATGGTTCGCTACATGCCAACAGCCCGGCCTGGCCGGTCCCCCGTAGCGGTCTAGCCTCTGCCTGAACACGCGACAGCCCCCGGCCCGTAGGCCGGGGGCTGTCTTTTGCTGTCTGTCCGCTACTGCTCAGCGGGGATGTGATTCAAACCACAAAGCGTGGGAGGATTTTTTTTTATCGACCGAAACAATTTGCCGCTGCAAGATCGCGGGTTTTTTGTCGTCGGGCGCGGCGAGGTAAGCGGCCAAGCCAGCGGCCGCAATACCAGTCAAAAGGATCAGCAGCAGCAGAACGCCGTGAGCAAGAGACAGAACGCCAGCCATGAGGGCGCCGCTAGCGGCTAGCAGCCCTACCAATGGCCGGTTCACGCTGTCAGTGTAAATCACATGGCGTCATTGACAGAACACAGCAGCCCCCGGCCTACGGGCCGGGGGCTGCCTGCTGTCTACGGAACGTCAGTCGATCACGCCGCCGACGCAACGGCGGCACATCTCTTCAACTATCTCTCGGGTGATCACCTGGCCGGCGATCACCTGCAAGCGCACGACGTACTTAACGCCGTAGCCCTCACACCAAGGGCACAGATTGCCCATGATCCGGATAGAACGCCGCTGATAGAGCGGCGAATCAAGCTTGGTTCGGGCAGACTTGTGCCCCATGGGTGACCTCCGGTGTAGGTCGCTCTAGGCACCATCAGGGATTGCCGTCCCTGATGGTGCCGCTTGCTTGTCAGAGAGCTTTGTAAGCCTTCAGGGCCATGCCGCACAGGTCGTTCCAGCTCTCGTCATCGAAGCCGTCAGGCAGGAAGCCGTGACGGTCCTGGAACGCCTGCGCAGCGCTGCCTAGAGCCTGGTTGAGCCGGGCGTCGTCCGAACCGACAGCGTCAGCTAGCGCGTTCCACTTCACGGTGTTCTGCATCGTGACCTCCTAGTGTTTAACTCTCGTGCTGACACTAGAGATCTCGACAATCTACCGGCGTGATGACCGCACGCGAAAAGTACACCACCTGATTTACGCGCCCAGCTTCGAGGCCGCCGATCGGATCACCGCCGCTCTGTCGAAGATCGGCAACCTGGCTTCTG